GGCCTCTTACACAAATATCCCTAGTGCAAACATACTGCCGCTTTCTGATACGGTTGACATTAAACAATCCGAAGGTGACATATGGTCCCTACCTGAAAATACATACGCCACGCAGTACCCATACGGCCATGTATATGAGAGCGAATCAGGCCACATATTAGAGTTTGATGACACGCCTGACAAAGAGCGTATATTGCTATATCATCATACAGGCACCGAATTAGAAATCACCGCAGATGGGGCCAAGAATGAAGTAAACAAAGATTCAACCCACACGATAACCGAGAAAGACAATAAGGTCTACATTAAGGGCAGCTCTGACCTAACAATAGGTGGTCGCCATAAGATAATAATAAACGCAGATGGCCAAACAGATAACAACTATGATATACAGATAGGGCCTAACGCTAACGTAAATATACAGGTAGATAAGGGTGATATTAACATGGCCGCATTAGATGGTAATATTAATATGTTTGCTAATAATAACCTGAATATGAGAGTAGGTGGTACATACACATTAGTGGCTGGTAAGATAGAAGAAACATCACAAAGTACAACCACACGTACCGCTCAGAATGAATATCACACATATGGTAACCCTATTGACCACAATTAAAACTGGCTGGGCTTTCTAATCTATAAAAGTAGTAAGTAACATAGAGATATAAGGGAGCGGCTTTTATGGTTTTATATATAGGAATTTTTTTCGTGCTAATTTTTACGATATTAAGTGGCTGTGTCAAAGTGTCGGCACACATAGATGATATAGATAAAGCAACAATAAGTATAGAGAAGGAGTTTTAGGGATTCATAAACTTATACATAGTCATGTTGAGTCCCAGAAAAGAATGCTAGAGCTAACAGAAAACGCAATCAAACGATTATCTTACATAGCAAATAAGGCAGGCACTCGTTATGTGAGATTAGATATTAAGGGTGGTGGATGTGCAGGCTTTGAATACAAGTGGGAAACTACTGATACAAGGGAAGATACTGATTGTCTATTAGGTGATATTCTCATTGCTAGTTTAGAGTTAGAGGTTTACTTATTAGGTACAACGCTTGATTGGGTAGAAGACACATTTTCGTCTGAATTTAAAATAACTAATCCTAATAGTAAGAGCAGTTGTGGCTGTGGTGAAAGTTTTAGCGTCTAAAAATTTTTCGCTTATCTGTGCGAATACTTTGATGTGAATTGGGGCGGCATGAGTTTAAAACAAAAACTTATAAAATGTAAAGAAAAAGCAGATAAGATAGCATTAAGGGAACCAAGAACAGCAAGACAAGTAAAAGATAGAATAACCTGGGAACGCTTAAGAAAGATAATGTTAATACGTTATGATAGATAAAACAAAGACACCTATACTAATATCAACACCTAGAGCAGGTAGTCATTACGTAGGTCAATATATTAGAGAAACATTTAAAAGCAGAGGTATACTATTACCTGGTTCTGCTGAATTGTTTGGTGCTGTAGATGATGGTCATTTAGATGAAGATATTAAGCTTAGACATATTATAAAATTTTTTGAAGATACTAGAGAGGTGTTACATATGGATATATGTTCTATTACACACGCTTGCCATTTAAGCAATCGTATAAGAATTTTATCAAGGCCTAATTGTGAAACATTGTTTGATTGGTTTAAAGAGTTTTACGATGGTTATCAAATAGTATTATTAAGACGTAGAAATATATGGAAACAATGGTTAAGTTATTTGTTTCATAAGTCTATTGATATAGCAGCAGATCAATCTGGCGAAACCTTTACTAGGAAAAGATATACTGAAGACGTACACCCTTGGCATAATGTACAAGGTACAATGAAAGAAGAAATATTAAAATCTACAATAGCAGCACTTAATCCTAAATTTATACATAGAGAAAATATCTTACAAAATTTTTTATCTGAAATACGTTATATGGAAGAAGAAATAAGAAACTATTATGTAAAAGGTTCTTATAACAATAACAATGTACGTGATGTATGGTTAGAAGATTTAAATGAAGATGTGCTTACAGAATGGTATATACCACAAGACATGCGTGAGGATTATGTTATGAATGAAAAGATATTACCTTTTAAAATTAAATATGAAACTTATTTTAAAAAACCTGATTTAGAAGTTGCTAAAAATAAGTTTATGAAACTATATAATGATGAATTTAAGCATTATGGTTACTTGGTAGATTAAACGCCCAAGCTTTTTCATAACACCAGAAACATTGCCAACACCATGCAGTAAAGTCTTTAGTTTGATTGGCACCACCTACACAACTTCTAGTCATAGGAAATAGTTCTTTCATTAGACCTTCTTCTTTGTATATACCAGCAACAAATCTTTTATTTACATTTAACCAAGGTTGATATACGTTGTAAGTTATATTAGGTTTATCTTTATTATCACGTCTAGTTTCGCCTTGTATTCTTTCTAATTCTCTTTGACTATAACTAATCTCAGGAAATCTTTCTTTAGCATACTTGGCAAATTGTAAACGTATTTCTTTAGGTGGGTTTGCTGTCATACCATCTAATCTAATAGGACCTTTAAATTGTCCCATAAAATCTGGTATTAGTTTATCTAATTGTAAAATCTTTGCAACAGCAGTTATAGACATGTTACCATATAGTTCTTGGTTTTCTAACATACTATCTTTTGCTTTAGGCCACCAACCACCTGCTTCTCTATCGTTGAAATCTTTTATTGTTATGTCATTTAACTTACCATTAGGAAACTTCTTTTGTAAGTATTCAGTTATTTCTCTAGCTGCGTCAGCGTCTTTAGGTGCGTTTACGTCATTACACATAAAAGGAAATATCTCTATTTGTGGAAAGTGTTTAAGTGTTAGATATGTAGCAGACGCTGAGTCAGCGCCACCTGATAATGATACTACAACTTGTTTAGGTAGAAAGTCATCATCAAACTCTATATCTTTTAATGCTTGTTCTTTGTGTGGTGATTTATCTATTTGTTCTTTAATGTTTGTCCAAAACTCAACTTGTTGATTACCATATTTTAAAATCATTTAAATGCTCCTTGTCTTACTTTTCTCCAACGTTCTAGTTCTGGTGTAACGTTAAAGTATTCTTCACTTTTTATTTTTTTAACCCTATTCTTTTCACTAGGTACAGCAAAGTTTTCATATGCCTTTTGTACGTTCTTTCTTAATGTTCTACTTCTAGGATCAAAACCTCTATTTGTTTTTATTAATAATAATGTTATGCCTTCTTTATGTGCAATCTCTTTTGCTTGTTCTATTTCATGTTCGTTGTACCCAAATATTATATATTGCCAAACTATCGGGTGACCTGCCTGTACTCCCATTTTCATAGTTTCCCACACTTGTTCAAAGTTAGAACCTATACGATACAATTCTGACTTCTTATCTAAACCATCAACACCAAAGTACCAACAATTTTCTCCTAAACCATAACTATATGCTTTTTCCCACCACTTATCATCCATATTACCACTTTTATCATTTGTACCATTTGTTGCAACTCTTAAACCTTTACCTAAACCGTCCATCATTTCTAAAAATGCTAGAAAGTCAGGATGATAGATTGGGTCAGATATTTGACCACAAAAGGTTATCTGATTATCATAGTAATTTAATATTTTTCTAAACTCTGGTTTACCTATATCAAACGATCTCTTTATTCTAGGAAGACCTTCTACCTTTTGTCGTAAACATTGTGGGCAACGTAATATACATCTATGCGATAGATCCATATTAGGTGAAGATAGCTTTTGATTTTTGATATAAAATTCTGCTAGTTCCTGTCCGTTCATTTACCGAATCCTATTCCTGGTGATATAACTTGTTTTACAGCACTAACAATTAGTCTATGCTCTTTGATAGGTTTACCTGTAGATGAACAAGCAGTTAAAAATAATATTGATAGTATAATTAATATTCTCATCTTTTGTATGTGTCTTTTTCTCTATTGCCACATTTGTATTGGCATTGTTTCATAGCACAACTAGGGTTATTTATTAGGGTATCAAAGAAGTGTGCCCATTCCTTTGAACCATATATGTCTTCTATCTTCTCTACATTTTTCAGAGCAAGGTGTTCATCTTTCATATGAAACTCATTCTCTAAAGCGTGGTCGTTTTTAGGATCATCTAACCAACAACAAGGTAACATAAAACCGTCTGCTGTATATGCAGCTGGTTTATGATAACTTTTAGGTTGAAAAGTTAAACACCTAGGTTTAATTCTTATGTCTTTGGGATCCATTTTGCATTACCACATTTGTATTGACAATAGTTCATTGCCTTTTCTGGTTTATTAACTACTATATCAAAAAAATTAGTCCATTCTTTAGAAGAATATATATCTTCTAATTTACTATTGTTTTTTACAGCAAGGTGTTTATTTCTTAATCCCATCTTTTTTACATCATCATCTAGTTCAGGTTGATCTAACCAACAACAAGGTAACATATAACCATCTGAAGTATATGCAGCTGGCATATGTTCAGGATCTGTCATAGGAAACGTCAAACATCTAGGTTTTATTTTTACCTCTTTAGTCATATTATATCATTAAATTTTGTTAATGTCAACCCTTGTATCATTCAACCATACGTCTATTTTTTGATAGTTATAATACGCTTCTTTTATCATATCTTCTTCTATCATACTAGGGTATACCCAATTTTCATCATCTTTACCATGTTTACCTTCTTTGATACCTATATCTTTATTGTAAACATCAGGATGTTGTTTACGTGTTAAATTAGGGTCTGGATAACCTACACCCACAATTAGTCTAGGTTCTGATTCTGTCTGTAATAAATTCTGTACTGAATCTTTACCTGTTTTTTCAAAGGCACTACAATAACCTGTTTTATATCCTAGTAAGGCTGCAGCCATAACTAATTGACCAGATGATATTCCTATTGACATTGCCTTTTGTTCAAATAAAGTTTCTTTTGCTATAGGTCCTGCGTCTGATCTCAATGCTGTTAAGTGAGTACCACCACGTATGTTTCGTGTATCATCACAATACACAAATACAGCATTTGCTTTTATTTGAGAATTAGTTACAGAATACTTTTGATCTTTCTGTACACCTGTTGTCGTAAATATTTCTTCAGTCCTAGTGTTTGTAGAAAACGTAAAGTTTTTTGTTCTTTCGTATATGCCTTGTATTGTAACAGGATCAGTATATACTCTTAAATTAAAATGTGTTTCATTTTGTTTTGAGGGACTATTTGTCGCTACGTAAATTAAGGTTTCTAAATCCTTATGAGGCAACCTTTTATTTAAATCATAATTACGTTGAGCAAGTTTACATATATCAATCGCCTTTTTAATTTCATCATTCATTTGACTATTTATTATAAATATTACTAACATAATCTTATATTAATTTCCGAACATTGTAAAAGGAGAATAGTATGGCAAAAAAGCCAAAGAAAATTACTATATCTTCTCTAAAGAAGAAGGCACCTAAAGTACCTCCTTTGACTTGTATAAAGATTGACAATGTTATAAGTAAATTAGAGAAGATTGTAGAACGCAAAAAAACACTAGATAAAAAACAATTAAAAGATTTAGTTAAGAAACTTGAAACATTAAGGGAGGCCAATGAGTCACTACGAGATGGTGGCATATATTGGTACGAAAAATTAAAACACTTATTAAAAACGAGGTAGGTATGAATTACTACTTTACAGGCGTATTAATAATAATGATGTGTCTATTAGCATTTTGTGTAGGGCCGATAACTTATTAATGATTAAATGGACTAAAAACAAATGGCAACAATTTAAGAAGTGGTCTACCGTAGATCATTGGATTGATCTATTTGTAGATGTAGGGCTTATTGCGTTTGATGTATTGTCTAGTCCGATATTAATACTTGTAAGATTTATCAGGTACTTTTTTAACAAATACGTAAACGGTCATATAAAAAGATTTCTAAAATGGTTCGCTCATAGAGTTTTAAAAGTATAAATAAAAATAAACTCCGTGAAAAGAAAACGTAGCGAATACGAACATTACCAAGCTAACAATCCTTTAACTCAACACTATATTACAACAGGTGCTATATTGCCTGAAAAGAAAGAACAACCAAAAGTTGTTAAGAGAAAAAGAAAATGTTTAGTTGGCCAGAAAAAATAGTAGGTTACCTTTTACTAGGCTATATCTGTTATGTTATAGTCTGTATGATATTAGGTACACTAGAGATTTTATAGAATCTAAATAATATAGAATGATACAGAAAATGTATTACATCGCTGGATGTCTGGCCATTCTTATGGCAATAACTTCTGTATCTCTATTTGTTATTCTTTAAAAGTTAGAGTTAACTAATTTCATCCAATCAAAGTTTCTATGTATGGACATGATTGAGATGATTTTATTATTTTCAAAATCAATGTTAATGTTTTGACCACCAAAACCACTCATAATAAAAATAGGTCTTTCATCACCGTTCATACCTACGTAGAATTGGCCAGCATAATATTTTGAGTCGGACATACTTTCTGATGAATTGTTTACGTTATAATCATCACCTTTACTTATTTTGTTTTCGTATAAATCTTTCAAATACTGACCTTCACAAGTATTATTGTTCCAATCATTTAACATTGCAACAGCAACTCTCATATAATCATATCTTGTTAAATACATACCATAAGTTAATGAGTGTTGACTTCTTTTTGTTTTTTGTTGTTGGTGCATTACTACATGATTTTCAATACCAACTTTATCGTTAAATATTTCTTTTAACATTTTCTTATAATTTTTCCAACCCATTTTATGTACTACATAACTTGCGATTACGTTGGTGTCCATATTTGCATAGAAATATTTGTTTTCACCTGCAACGGTATTTTTTAATTCTTTCTTCATTATACTTTGAACAGAATATTTGTTAGGCCATCTATTTGAGTTTTTAAAATTTTCATCTACATAGTATTCTTCTATACCAGACGCCATGTTTAATACATCAATTAATTTAGCATTATCATATACCGTATTATCAAAAATATCCCAATCTATTGTTGAATGTATACCATCAATGTAACCTCTACAGATAGCGTGACCAGCAATATACGAAGTTATAGATTTACCAACCGAGTTTGAAACGTATCTAGTTTTATTTGTAAATATTTTACCAAATCTATCTTTAGGAGAAATTTCATCAATAACAATCTGTCCATCAACATACATTAAATAACTTAATAATGCTGTTTCGTTTAATTGTTCAGTTACAAAATCATTCTTTTGAAGATTAAAATCAAATTCTTTAATTTTGTTTTTATCTTTTGTTACTTTAAAATAATTTGATCCATCATTTTTACCATAACTAATATATTTTTTTAAATAGTGTTTTAAGATTTTATCATCTGGATTAGCGTCCCTTGGTATCTCACCTGAATTATAAGGGTAACCTTTCCATGGGTTGTCTTTATTTTTATCTACAACCTTTACTTTTTTAATTTCTAATGTTTCACCATCACAACCATTAATATACCATATCTGACTATATTTTTGTTCTGATTTACAAACGTCATGTTCCTCAGCAAATACAACACCGATAGTTAATAATAATTGTAATATTACGATTGTTACCCAAAGTCTAAACATACTATTTACTCTTTACGTTGTACCATTCTGTTTTATGACCTAATCTATTAGTTCTATAAGGTCCTCTAATCATAAAATCCCAATGGTTTAAGTTTTTATTTTTATATACTTTTTCTTTAAACATCTTTCTTGCTTTTGAAAGAGATTTATAAGGTCCCCAACAATCAGTAGAATCCATTAACTTATAATCTAATGTAGGACCACCCATATGTAATTCTGAAATATAATACATTACTGATTCTCCTTCATAGTCATTACTGATAATACAGCAAATACGATAGTTGAAGTAAACATTACAGCAAACATTGTCCAGTTCTCATTTCCCATACAATGACCGCCACAATCTTCTATAGAACCAACGGCAAGTATAGCCGAAAGTATAGTTATTATACTAAATAGTGTATTCATAGTGTTTTTTTCCTTTGTTGTTTTCATATACTATTAATATACCGTATTTTTAGTGAAAAATCAAGTAAAAAATGGAAAAAAATGGTCAAAAAGTCCGTTTTTTCCCTTTGTTTTCTGCGTTTTTTTGGCATATGAGAACAAAAAGAGAACATAAATACTTAAAAAACACTAAAAAATGAGGAAATTATGAAAAAAATGAGAATTTTTAAGTTCTGGAACGAATCGGGTGACGAAAAAGAGAAGGAAGCCATGAGTTTGAAGAAAGCAGTAATGGCAGTACAAGGGGATTACAAGGATAAAATCATTGGCGTTGAATATATTAGTAAAAAAGGCAAAAAAATTGTAGATTCGGTAAAAATACCAGTAGGACGAAAGATTCGTCAATCAATTATTATTGAACAAAGAAGATTAGCAAGAAAAGCTGCGTTAGAAGCAAGACAAAGAGGTTAATATGGCAGTTAGAGAAGGTGATCCATTAAGTACAGGTCATGTTTGTACTGGAATCACTAATTTATCAACTTCATTAGTAAGAACGGTTAAGGCAAATGCAATTCCAGGTGCTGTAAAAGGCACTCCTACCGTATCTCACACTTTTCCACCTGCTCCGTTGTGTCCTGCCCATGTTGCAAACTTAAATGTAGGATCAGATAACGTTAAAATAGGTGGTATACCTTGGGGACGTGTAGGAGATAGTGCTGACGCAGGTGCAATGATTTCAGGTTCTTTAAATGTATTAGTAAATGGTCAGTAAAGTCATATAAATATTGCTATGGCCTTTTCAAACTATGACGCAACGACAACGAATAAGAGTAAACGATCAAATCGTATTTACAGCGATTTGAATTTAAGTTTTACTAAAAATCCTGCAACTAAAGATGTTGCAAAGTTATTTGATGTTCAGGCCATAAAAAGAGCAGTTAAGAATATAATCTTAACAAACAGATACGAAAGACCTTTTAAATCTGACTTCGGTTGTAATTTAAGAGGGTTCTTATTTGAAAATTTAACTGAACCTGTTATGGTACTCATCAAAGATAGAGTGGCTATGGCAATTGAAAAATACGAACCTAGAGTTTCAGTAGAAGACGTAGTTGTTAGAGAAGATGAAACGAATAATGGTTTAGATATTATGGTTTCATTTTTAATTAATGGCGTAGAAGAACCTATTTCAGTATCAACATTTTTACAAAGAGTAAGATAAGATGGCACAACACAAATTAGAAATTTCAGAATTAGATTTTGAGAATATAAAAGGTTCACTTAAAAGATTTTTATCAAATCAAAACGAATTTAAAGATTACAACTTTGAAGGTAGTTCAATGGCAATATTGCTTGATCTACTTGCTTACAATACACACTATTTAGCTTACAATGCAAATTTCGTAGCAAACGAAATGTTTATGGACACAGCACAATTAAGATCAAGTGTTGCGTCATTGGCTAAATTAGTAGGTTACACACCTAACTCTGCTAGAGCACCAATTGCTGATTTAAAATTAGTAATCAATGATGGTACAGGATCAACAATTACAATTCCTGCAGGTACAAAATTTACTTCATCAATAGATGGTTTAACTTATACGTTTGTTTCAGTAGGAGATAAAGTAGTACAACCAATTGATGGTGTTTACACATGTCAAAGTTTAGATGTTTACGAAGGCACATATGTTACTTATAGTTACACAAATGATAGTACAGACATTGACCAAAGATTTTTAATACCTAGTGATAGAGCAGATACAACTACAATAAAAGTTGTTGTACAAAATAGTACATCGGACGTAACACAAAACACATACACTAGAGCAACTTCAATTACAGAATTAGATAACACATCAAAAGTTTATTTTTTACAAGAAGCTGAAGATGGTCAATATGAAATATATTTTGGTGATGGTGTTATTGGTAAATTATTAGAAGATGGTAACATAATTAATATAAGTTATGTTGTAACAAACAAAACAGAAGCTAACGGTGCAACATCATTTACACTATCAGGTTCAATTGCTGGTTTTACAGATATAACTACAACCGTCAATTCATCAGCACAAGGTGGTGCCGAACCTGAAAGTTTACAAAGTATTAAATTTAATGCACCTAGTTTTTATGCGTCACAAGATAGAGCAGTTACGGTAGAAGATTACAAATCAAAAGTAAAACAACTTTATGCTAACACACAATCAGTTAGTGCTTGGGGTGGTGAAGACGCTGAAACGCCATTCTATGGTAGAGTTTATATTTCTATTTTACCAACAAGTGGTTCTAATCTTACAGACGCTACAAAAGATAGAATAGTAAAAGATTTAAAAAAATATTCAGTTGCTTCAGTTACACCAGTTATTATTGATCCTGAAACAACAGATTTATTAATTACATCTAACGTTAAGTTTGATGAAACAAGCACACCTAAAACTGCTGACACAATCAAATCAAACGTTATTACAACTTTAACAAATTACAACGCAAATACTTTACAATCATTTGATACAATTTTTAGATATTCAAAATTAACAGGATTAATTGATGAAACAGACGAAAGTATTTTATCAAACATAACTACAATCAAAATGAGAAAGTCTTTTGTACCAACATTAGGCAGTTCTACAAAATATACAATTAACTTTGCAAACGCATTATACAATCCACATTCAGGTCACAATTCTGCTTCTGGTGGTATTTTAGAATCATCAGGATTTAAAATTGATGGTAACACTACAGACGTTTTCTTTTTAGATGATGATGGTCAAGGTAATGTAAGAAGATATAAAAATGATGGCGCTGTTAGATCATATGCAAACAGCACACAAGGTACAATAGACTATTCAACAGGTAAAGTTGAAGTAAACTCTTTAAACGTTTCTAATATAGAAAACATAAGAGGTGCAGCTTCTACGGTTATAGAAATTACGGTTAAACCAAATTCAAACGATATTGTTCCTATTAGAAATCAAGTATTAGATATTGATGTTGCAAATAGTTCAGTTACGGTAGAGTCTGATACATTAGTAGGAGGTTCAGCAAACGCTGGTATAGGATATACCACGACTAGTAGTTA